GCAATCCATCAGCGCCCTTGGAGAACCTGCGTCAGGACGAGCTTCAGTGTCGGCGTCACGCCGGCGAGGCCCTTCTCCACCACTGCTTCGCCGATGCGCTCGCGCGTGATCCCCTCGGGACGACTGCGCGACAGATGGTCGAACAAGGCGACGATCTGCTGGAGCTTCAACGCCCCTTCGGCGGCCCGCTCGACGATCTCGAACAGCGATCCCAGCTCCTCTTCGGCGGCGACCAGCGCGCCGAATGTCGGGCGAAGCAGCAGGCGTTCGCCGCCGACCTCGATGCTGGCCTCGCCGCGATGGGCATTTGGAACCGTCACAGCGCGACCACTTCGCCGGAGCTTTCGAGCGCCAGCGTGTAATTGCGCTCGCCGTTGAAATCGCCGGCATATTCAAGCCGAGTCACCAGGAATTGACCGCGCATCCGGTCGCCGCTCTCGAAACTCAATTCATAACTCTCGAGCGCGCCCGACAATGCCAGGCCTTTCACTTGCGCTTCTGCCGCGCTGCCGGTGAAGATCCCGCTCGCGGCCACCGACACCGATCGCACGCCGGCGCCGGACAATAGCTCGCGCCAGCCGCCGCTCCCCTTGTTGGTGATCGCCACCGGATCGCCGTTGATCGACAGTTGCGTGGTCTTCAGCCCGGCGACCGTCGCGTAGCTTGGGGTCACCGCGCCGTCGCCGATCTTGAGCAGGAATGCGCTGCCGCGTTCCGCCGCCATTTCTTTCTCCTTTGTTCTTCAAACCTGTCGATCTGCGTGGCCCAGCTTGCACAGCGCCGGTCGCGGGCTAAGCTCGGTCTGTGACCACGAACATCGTCCTCGGAATCTTCTTGCTCGCCGGAGCTGCCCTCTGCGGCTGGGATGTCTGGCGATCACTCAGCACTGGCATCGGACAGTGGGCATATTTGCGGCGTTTCGACCGCCGGACTTCGCCAGAAGAGTATTGGTTTGTAGTTATCTTGGGTGCGATCACTAGTGTAGCTGGAGTTCTCGTCGGTATATTTGTCCTAGCCTGGTCCGTTTGATCGGCCCCGCCAGAGCTCACGCCGCCAGCATCCGCGCTCTAAAATCGATCGCCGCAGCCCACGGCCCGGCGACGTCGCGCACCACCCGCCGCCTCACCAGCCGCATCGTTACCAGCTGCCAGCCGACCGTCGTGCCGAGCGTTCGCAACTGCGTCTCAATGTCGTCGGCAAGCGCATGCAGCCGCACCGGCTGATCGTCCCACAAGGTGATCGCGACCAGGACCTCGCGCCCGTCGCCGCTCTTGTGGCTCCAGTCGGTCTCGGTCGTCGCGTCGAGCGCCGCATAGGGATAGGCCGCGCGCGCCGGCGGCCCGTCGAACACGCCGGTCAATCCCTCGACCATAGTCAGCGCCGCGGCGATCGCCGTCTGCAGCGCACCGCCGGCGCTCATTTCAGGCCTCGACTAAGAAACCGCAGCTTGGGGTCAATCAGCCAGCGCTTGATCAGGCCGCGCCCGCGCACCAGCACCCGCGCTTCTTCTGTTTCGACCGCGGCGCTGCCGAACAATTCGCGCAATTGCCGCGCGACCGATTGCACGCGCCGCCGTTGACGTTCGCGCGCCAGCGCCTGGCCGCGCTTGACGACGTCACCCATCATGCGCGCACCTCCTCGCAGCGCATGACGATCCGGTCCTTCGCACGCGGGTCGTCGAGCAACTGGCGGACCATCAGGCTGCGGCCGTTCCAGCGAATCCGCTGGTCGAGCCCGACGCCGTCGCGCTTGCGGATCGTCACGCGATAGCGCGGCATCGCGCTCAGCGCCTGCGCCTCGCTTTCCGGGCCTACCGTCTCCAGCGCCACCGCCGCCAGGCAGCGGCAGACTTCTTGCCAGCCCGGCTCCTGCAGGCCCATTGCGTTGCGCGACGAGATAGCTTGCTCGATGGTGACGCGCTCGCGCAGCGTCCCGGCGAACTCGGTCATCGCTGCCTCCGCTTGGCGTGGATGGAGACAGTCATCACGAAAGCCTCATGCGGCGATAGGGCCGCCACAGCGCGGTCACCGCCGCCGGCGGCTCGCCATCGGTGCCATCGCGCGATGTGAACAGGTGGGCAATCAGCCGCAGCACGCCCTGCCGGATCGGCTCAGGCACACCATTTTCGTCATCCGCCATGCCGGCGCGGCCGGTCACGCGAAGCCGCGACACGCTGCCGGGCTGCGCAACCCGCACCCAGCCGTCGCCATTGAAATCTATGTCGATGGTGAAGTCGCTGCTGCCAAGCGGCGTCGCGAGACCGTTTGAATCCACCGCTGCAACCCCGGTCATCGAACGCACCGGCGTGAGCGGCAGGCGCTCCCAGGCGCTGCTCGCCGGCACGTCGAGCTCGAAGTCGCGAGCGACAACGACCTGGTTGATGAACGCCTCGCATAATCCGCTGGCCGTGCGGATCAGTCCCGCCAGCAGCGCTTCCTCCTCGCCGGTTTCGATCCGGACATAGGCCTGCGCCTCGCTCATGGTGATGATGGGCTGCGCCAGCGCGACCATCAGCGCTTCTCCACACGCAGCACGATTGACCGTTCGTCGGTGCGCCCGGACTGCGTGACCACGCGGTTCGACAGCCGGTACACGCGGCCGGCGATGCCGCCGCTGGCCTGCACGGTCGACAGGCGCTCGCCGAAGTCGCTGCCGACAACCGCAACGCCTTCGGTTTCCTCGGGATCGACCGACCAGCTGCTTTCGGCAATCAGGTCGCCTTCACCGAGATATTCGGCTCCCCAGTCGATGGCGTAGTCGAGGACCGCTGCGGGGTCCTTCAGAAGAAGTGTCATCTCGTTCCTTCGTGGAGCTCAGCGCGGTTCGGGCAGAACGACGGGATCGCCGGCCGCAATGATGATGCGCTTGGGTGGCGGCTGGCTCTTCCCGCTTGTGCTTGAATCGCTCTGCGCGGAAATCGCGGCCGCGCTGATGGGGATTGCGCCGATGCTCATGCGATCACCGCCCTGCTGATCGAAAAATTGAACAGCAGCGTTTCCGACAGCGCTCCCGCGTAGGTGCCCGCCGCGGCATTGCCCGACGCAAGCACCAGGCTCACCGCATCGGTCGCTGCAACCTGGTTGTTGGTGACCGTGAACGAAACCGCGGCCCCGGGCGCGAGTGCCGCCGCGTTGGTCGTGATCTGGCCGCACAGCTTGTTGAGTGTCACACCCGTCGACTTGCTGGTCGTCTGGGTGACCGCGCCGCCGGCGCCGGCCCCATATCCGATTGCCCCGCTCGCCGCGACGGCTCCCGTGACCGCAAGTCCGCCCGAATGCGCGACGGCAATGTCGGCTCCCCCGGCCCGCAGACGAACACCGTTCGTCCCGTTCACGTAATAAGTGCCGAGGATGTTGATGAAGTAGCCGTCGAGCGCGCTGTTCCGCCAGCAATAGAAGCCGCTCTGGGTTCCGCCGGTACGAAGATTGACGACCGGGTCGGTCGCAGTGTCGGACCCAATCGTATGATCGGTTCCGCTGAAGCTGAGGTTCAGGCCATAGACGTTGCCGGTGGAAACCACGCCATTTCCAACAGCGTAGAACACCGGGACGCCCCTGACGTTCGGACGCATCGATCCGCCGCACACGAGTGCTGGCCCGTCGATCTGCGCATAGCCTTGTCCACCCTCGATGTAGCAACCCGACCAAAAATTGTTCGCGTTGCCTCCGCCATCGGACCGGTAGGATCCGCCGTCGCGGTAGCTGCCGCCCGATGACCAGGTGGGAATGTTGAGGCCCACCGACGAGCCGCCGGCGCCCATGTAATACCACCATGAATTGTCGGCGGTCGTGCCGGACGGCGCGTTGGTCGACGCAGCTGCGCCCTGGTCCTTTTTGACGCAATAGCGATTGCCGGCGTGGCTGACGATGCACGGCGTCGACCCGGGAATAATGCCGTTCGATTCGGCGTGGCAGCCGAAGTAGCTGTTGCCGAGGAACGACTTGTCGAAAATCCCCCAGCGTCGGTTGAGGCTCGCATCGACGCCGATGATCGAGCAGATGTTGGTGTCGCTGCCGCTGACGTAGATCCCGTTGCGGTTGCTCCTGAAGGACCCGCCGATAATTTGCGAGATATTGGCGTTGCCTTCGCTCGCCGTTCCCGATCCGGCGCTGGTTTCTGCAAAGAAGCCGTCGCCCTCGAAGTTCTCGGCGGCGCAATGATCGACGCAAACGCGCGCCTTCGCGTGAATGCCGTGGAACTCCCCTTCGTTGCCCGCAAAGCCGCCGTACAAATGCAGCCCGCGCAGGATCGTGCCGTCCCCGCCGGTATGGGTGACCGCGTCGACGGCACTGGCGCCCGACGTATTGAAGCGCTGGATGCGGATGCCGGTGTTTCCGGCGTCCCAGCGCAGCTTCGTCGCTTGGGCGGAGCCGGTCATGCCGGTGGCGTCACCCTCGATGATCAGCGTATGCGTGATCTCTAGCGTGGTTGTGCCGAGGTAATAATGGCCGGCGGGCACGAACAGCCGCGATGACGCCTTGTAGGATCCGACGCCGTTGGTCGCCGTCGCCTTCAGCCAGCCGATTGCGCCCAAAAACGCCGCGCTGTCGTCGCTCGCGCCGTCACCCGCCGCACCGAACCATTTGACGCTGAGCGGTCCCGAATATTTGCGGAACCAGGCGCCCGACGCGCCGCTGGGATCGCTTGCCGGAGCAACCACGACGCCCTGTGC